AGAGCTACCGGTTTCTACCCGGTTGGTCGCGGGTTCGAATCCTGCTGGAGGCACGAAATTGCCCCACCTGCCGGCTGGTATTTTACCTGGTTGGCGGGTGTTTTTATTGAGGCGGTAAGTCACAAGTTTTAGTTTGTTTTAGTTTGTTTTAGTTCTTTGTGTCGTGGGATTGTCGTGGGATCGTGCGATGCTCAAAGTGGGGAAGGCTGACGCCCTGGCTGTCTGGAGCGAATAGGTGTTCGAGTGAAAAATGGTGGGGCATTTCGAGTACATAATCGAACACGGGTGCCATAGCGGAAGGGTACAAATAGAGAAAGACCCCCGCCCGGGCTGGGTGACGCGCCGGGTGGGGGTTGGGGGTTTTAGGTGTTGGGGGGTTGGGGTTTGGTGTCGGTGTTTGTCCAGCCGATGTAGCTGGCAACGTGGGCGGATATTCTGGGTGGGCCGGGTGGGTCCGGGTAGTCATCGAGAACGTCGAAGAAGGCGGCTGCTACTCGAAGATAGGCCTCCCGCTCGTGCTGCATTTCGTCCACTTTGGCTTCTAGCACTGATACCCGGGTGGTGAGCCATTCCCGCAGTTCTTGTGATGCTTTATCTATAGCCTCGGCTTTGCGCTCTAGAGCGGCGGCCTTGGCGGCGTCTTTCTCGGCATCGGCCTTAGCCCAATCCACCTCAGCCCGCAGCTCGGCCATTTTACGGTCGGTGAAAATCTTGTACCAGGTACCAGCGGCACCAATGAGCGCCAGGCCGACGGCCTCCGTGGGGCTCACCCATTCCCAGAGCGCTGCCCAGAACCCCCGACTGACAGGGGCCACGGTAGATATGATTTTAATAAAATCTATGGGCCCCATGGTTCCTCCGATCTGGTTAGGAAGATAATGCTGATGCCGCGTCGATGACTGCGGCTACTAGCACTGGGTCAAGGCTGCGGATGAGCGCATCTACCGCATTCATGAGGGTGATGATGTTGTCACTCATGCCGCATGTTCACCGCCGGTATGAGCGTTTGGGGCAACGATGGCGGCAGTGCCGGCATCACCGACTTTCGATGTGGCCACGGAGGTGAGCAGAGATGCGATTGCTGCGGTAGCTGCGATGCCTAGTCCTGCTGTCCAGTCCACGTGGTAGACCGCGTCTCCAACGGTGATGGTTGCGAGCAGGGCTTGGGCGAAGGTGCGGATGGCGCGGTCTGCTGCGTCGATCCAGAATATTTTAGTCCACATGATTATTTTCCTTCCTGTGTGGTTGCGTAGTGGTTCTTGATGGCCTCGATGGTGGTGCCGCTTTGAGCAGCGGCCCAGGCGAGCAAGGCTTTCACGTCGGCTTGGGTTTCACTGAGCCCGTCAACGAGTGTGTGGTATTGGCCGGTGGGGGTTGCGCCGAGTTGTGGCCAGCCTCGGCCGCCTGCGGGGTTTTTCTGTCCGTCAGGCAGGTCTTCCTGCCGCGGGCCTTGGAGTTGGGTTGCGATGTCTCGGGTGAGATGCAGGAGCTCGCGTTGTTCAGCGTCGGTGAGTGCCATGAGAAAATCCTCCTTGGTTGGTTGGTTTGGGGGTGTAACACCCCCGTAGAAAATTGTGCGCAATTCATCGCGGTTGCCGCGGAAGGCATTAATATCCACAGCGAAGCCCGCCACTAAAGCGTTGGACCCGTACTGCCAAATCCGGGGCTTTTGGTTGCCCAGCGGATAGTCCCACTGTGGGTGCGCGTTGCCGGGGTAGATGAGGCTGGGGTCACCCTGACGGTTTTGCCCATAGGCCGCCACCCAGAGAGCCCCGAATTCGCCGCTGTCCGGCTCCCCTTCGGTGATCCTGCGCTCCCAGTAGGGCACGTAGGAGTACACGCCGCATACCCGCACCCCAGCAGCCTCAAAACATTGCTTGGCGGTGCGGATGTGCTCCACCGAGAGTCCTGCCTCGGTCTCAACATCGAGCCACATGGGGCGAATAGCGTCCCCCATCACCGCTAGTGAAGCATCCACCTGCTCCTGGATACTGGTGCCCTCGGAAGGATTCCGCAGATAGTGGTAGGCGGCGGTGAGCATACCGGCGGCCTCAGCATCCTCCAGGTGACTGCGGTAGCAACGATCCCGGTAAGTACCATCCGTGGTGCGGATAATAGCGAAGCTAATACCTTCACGTGCTGCTTGCTGGAGGCTCATACCGTCCTGATGCTCGCTCACATCCACGCCAAACAGCGGATCACCAAAGGCCACGCCCGCCGCCAATGCCCCACTATCCGGGTAAGGGGCACCAGCAAGGATACTCATGGGGTCGATACGGTCAGGGCCAGGCGGCGCCCACACAAACCGGTGAAACTCCAAATGCAGATGGGGCGGGAAACCCCCGTTTGTCGCGGGGTTAGGGTTGATGCGGGCAATCCGCTGCCCCTCCCCTACCCACTGGCCAGCCACCACCTCGGGGATCACATGCCCATAAACACTATAGCCCCCACCCACATCAGCCGGATGGTCAATCGTCACCCACTCGCCGAAACCCGACGCGGGGCCAGCATACTGCACAGTACCCGGCCGGATAGCGAAAACCAAGTGGTTACCACTACCACCATCACGGCCGAAATCCGTACCATAGTGGAACTCACCCCCCTCCCGCGGGCCAAAACCACTGGTCACGTAAAAGCCTACTTCAACAGGCATCACAGTCATATTACTTTCTCCTTCATTTAGATTGCGCCCATGCAAAAACCCCGGCACACCCAAGCAATAGGGCGTTCCGGGGTTTGATGGGGGTTTGTTTACTGGGGCTCTTCCGGTGGTGTGGCAGGCTCCGGCGCAGGCTCGATACGCAACCATTTACCATCAGCGCCGGGGGCCGAACAGTTCAGATGCGGGTATACGCTTCGGTAGAGGTTGCCCTCATACTGGATGATATCGCCCTGAATGTAGCAGTTTTGCGGTTCGCTCTTGGGGTGCTGCCACTCGGGGGCGTCTTCCACATGCCGGGGTGGTTCCCGCAGTGCGTCGGGGGCAGGGATTTCCCCTAGCTCACGCAAGTGCATGATAAGCCGGGTACGTGCTTCTTCCTGGGCTTGTAGCATCTCCCGGCGCGGCCGCTCCTCAGCCACACACCAGCCGAGGAACTCCACCCATTCCTCCGGGGTGAGGGATTGGGTGCTGGTTTTAAGATCTTGCAATGACATGATGGCTGTTTCCTTTCTATTCTGCTGCTAGGTAGGTGGCACACCCGAAGCCACGATCGGCGCTGCTGGCATTTCCTGAAAAGCGAACTTCGACGCTGCCATTAGTGAGAACATTGCAGAAGCCAGGATAGCCGCGGTAATTAGGTACTGTGAGGAAGAAGTCTATGTCCTCTATGGGGCGAAAACCTGGGTGAACTTCACCTTTGACTCCGGGCGGGGCGTCCCGCACATTGATGAATACCCACCGGCCTATCTTCCGTAAAGTTATATGGTCAGTCACGGAATCCACATCGGAGATACCGTTTAATTTGGCGATTTCACCATCCACGTACTGTTTGTTCGCAATGTCCTTCGGGACAATCGGGTTAGCGACTTCGGATCGCCCGTCGTAGGTCCGGGTCATGATCGTAGTCTCACCATAAGCTCCAACGAAGGGAGTCGCCGTGTTCGGAACTCCATTGATAGTACTCAGATTGTGGGTATGGCCCACTGGCGCCCTGGTGTTTATCTGGTCGTCAACGTATTTTTTGTTAACAGCATGCCAGTAACTAGTGATGCTGGGGGTTTCGATATGGATTTGACCGTCGGGTTGCGTTTTTACAAAGCCCGCTTTAGCGGGATGCGCATCGGCAGTAATACTCCATGCCGAGTTGCCCGCGGTGATGATTTTGGGATTGTCGGCGGTGCCAGTGAGGTCGCCTGCTAGGCGGATTTTGCCTTGGGTTGTGGCGGTTGCCGGGGGGATAGCCGCTGCTGCTTCGGTGGCGGATTTCGCTGCCGCCTGAGCGTGAATGGCGGCTTCGGTGGCTTTCGCCCGGGCGCGGCTGGCGGCGGCTGCTGCGGCTTGTTGGGATGCCACGATTTCGTGGTACATGTTGATGACGGAGTCGCGTTCGTCGGCGGTGAGGTTCCTGGCGTTTCGCACGGCTTCGGCGAAGGTTGTGGTTTCCGGTTTCACAAGGATGGGGATTGGGAGCCCCATGGTGCCGGAGTAGGCGGGAATGCAGATAGCCTCACCTGGTTCGATGGTAGTGGTGAAGGTGCCATCGGGTTTTACCTGAATAATATCGGGGTTGGTGAGGATCACCGTGCTACCGGTAACCCGGGTTTGGGGAGCATGGATATGCAAGTGGGTGGCGCCTGCGGGGATTTGAGTTACGAGCTTCAAATCACCAGTAATGGTGGGCATGATAATACTCCTTAAATAGTGCTGTTATGCGTTGGGAAGAATGAAAACCGTAGCCGATTTATACGCCTGGAAAAGCCCACCGGTTGCCGAATCATGATATCGGTTTCCGGCGGTGATATTGGCGCAGCTCACATCTGTTGCGCCCTGGTCGGATACCGCGATCATGAGAATGGATCCAACCCAGTTGCCTTTTGCCTCAAAGCGGGCACCACTGCGAGGCCGCACCCCGGCAGCAACCCACCGTAGGGTGCCCCATTCGGTGCCGGAGTTAATTTTTCCGCTAGATCCGGTGAAAAGATTGATATCTCCGGTGTCGATATGGAGGATGCGGGGCATGCCAGTGATCGTAGTTTGCAGGGCCTCAATAGCTTTTCGGTCGGCTTCCCTAGCTTTCCTATCAGCATCATCAGCGGCAACCGCTGCGTTATCGGCTTTGGTATCTGCTGTGGCGGCTTTCACATCGGCCACACCAGCCGCGGTCACCGCCGTGGTGGCGGTCTTCTGCACCGCCCCCACCGTGCGCAGCCGTTCTGCCCGCTCCTGATTAATGCGCTCCCAGATAGCACTGTTGTGGGTTTTCAGGGCCTCAGCGTCGGATATCATCTGCCCACCCACATGAACCCGCCAGCCCCTAGCCCCCTCCTGGCTATTGCCAATGAGGTCAATAGCGGTTACCGGTACTTTGATGCGCCTGCCCCAAATCTCCACCAAAACCACATCCCCAAGCCGGAAATCCACGCCGGGTTCGTAGGCGCCGAGGCCGCGGCCGGTGATGTCGCGTTCGAAGAACAAATTGCCGTCGACTCGTTTTTGGGCTGTGTCTACCGCGGTTTCGAGGTTGGAGGATTTGCCGTTCATGTTGAGGCTGACGTCGGCGCGCACAAACCCCACGTCGAAAGCCCCAGCCCCGGCATTGGGTGGGCGGTAGATGTAGCCGTTGCGGAGCCGGTTTTCGGCGGGTTGTTCTTGCTGTTTGTCGGCGGGTATGGTGACGTCGAAAGCGCCGTAGGTGTAGGCGGGCATGTGGCGGCCTACGGTAAGGTCACCACCATCAGCGACGAGGACGACGTCGGTTTTTTCGGCCATGATCTCCTCCTATCTGCGACTGCTAGCCTTGGGTGACGCGAACTATCATGGTGGGTTGGGTGAGGGGTTTCACCCCTATAGGTTGGGGGTCGGACGGGCACCACAGGTCACAGGTGACGGTAATACCAGCCTGGAGGGCTAGGGCACCTATGGAGTCCCAGAGGGGCTGGTCATCAGCGGTATACACCAGGTGTGGGGATGGCAGCCCGGAGGATGCCATCGACACCACAATCCGCTGCCCCTTCCCCCACAGCTTGAAGCCCACCTCAAGGGAGGTGGCGATAACGTTGCGGATCACAGTGTCGGCGGGCCCCTCCATGGTTACCCCGTCAACCGCGGTGACCATGGGATAGTGCATCAAATCACGAGGTGTTTTATACAACTCCAGCTTGGCGGGATCGCCCACCCAGTCGCGGGTAAACGTCTGGAAGCTGCCTGTTCGAAGCGCTTGGGGGTTTGACCAGGCCACGTGCCGATTCAGGATTGAGAGCAGGTCAGTGCCGTTGATTTCCACGAGGGTTGGGGTGTGGAAGGTGCCCCTGGCCACGGTGTGGGTGATCCGATACACCCTGCGGAAGCCTGGGCGCTCCACCATGATGTAGCGGGTGGGCCCATCAGCCTCGATAAGCTGCCCGTTTTGGGCTGCGCCGAAATCGGCGATCAGTTCATCCGCTACCGGGTGTACTGCCCCACTAATTCCGTCTGCTACTTTGTGGAGGAACCTGCCTGATACCGGGGCGCCCCGGGTGGCGGGGGCCGAGAATTCTATTGGTGGTGGGCAATCGAAAAGCGGTTCGCAGTTTTCATCCAGCAGCCCGATCCATTGCCCAAAATCTTCCGCCACCATAGCCCGGTGCCTAGCGTGCTGCCACCACTGCCCTATCGTCATCGCCATGGGTCGAGCACTCCTATCCGCCACTCCAGAAACGCCCCGGCCGGCAATGCGTATTGCCTGCTTTGCCCCGGCGGTACACCTTCGGAAATGATTTGACCCCGGATTCGGCGCCAGAGATCGTCATCCCGTACGCCTAGGCCATTGAGTACTTGGTGGGATCTTTGCGGATCCAAATGCAGCCGGCGGGTAGCATCCACGGCAGGTAGGGTGAATTCCGCCCCGGAGGGGAGTGTTACTTTCCCGCCGTCCCCTTCCCACACGATTTCCGGCCATATATACACCTGACCAGAATTTGTCACAGTGACATTCCCAGACTTTCGGAATGGGGTCGTTTCCCAGTAGCCGGTATCAATGGCAAGCGGTATGGATAGGGCCCACATGTCGGCCGTAGCATCATCAACCTCTAGATCAGATGGGGCACCGTTGAGCCTCACCTGGGCGTGCATGGTGCCCATGGGTGACTCGATCTGAAGCGTGCCCAACGGCGGAAGGATGGAGAAACCATGCCGGAACTCTGCCCAAATATCATGGGCATGCCGGCCCTGCCCGGCGCGTACGAAAAGGTCGAGGGAACCCTCAATGGCTGGGAATCGGAGGCCTTCGATGGCACGGCCTGGTACACCGAGAGTTTCGATGCCGGTGGCTTCGGGCCGACCAATCAGCTCTTTGATGCCGGCCCTACGGATGCCTGCTATCCAAGTGCTGGATGAAAGCTCCCAAGATTTACCCGTGGGGGCGATGTACCGCACCAGGTAGCGCCGGTCAATCATGGTGCCTCCTTTCTGTTAGATTCGGGCTCGCTCGTAGCGCACCGCATCAACTGCCGATAGCTGGCCGACCTGCCCGGAGCCGGTAGCGAGTGAGCGTTTCGTCACGGCGAGGAGTTCTGCCAGGGTGGCGTTGAGCTGGCGGAGTTCCCCGGTTTGTGCTACCTCGGTGGTGGTGGCGAGTGAGCGGAGGCGTTCTACTTCCGCGGCGGCGGCGAGTGCTTTCCGCACTTTTTCGTCGTCGGTTTTTTCGATCTCCTGTTTGAGTTTCGCGTATTCCAGCTCGGCGGTCAGCTTGTCCTTTTGCCGAAGGTATTCCACCGCCTTGGTGGCGCGCTCTAGCTCCAGGTTGAGGTTGTTTTGGTCGATCTGGCGGTGGATGGCGGTGAGCCGGTCTTCGGTTTGGCGTTGGGATTTTTCGATCCTGCCGCTGATACCGTACTGGAGTGCACCGATCGTGCTCTCCATGAACTGCTCGCCGAGCTTGGCGCCGCCCGTGGCGGCTTCTACGCCATACTGTTGGGAGAGCACCCCACCACCGATGGTGAGGGCAGCACCGCCTGCAGACCCCAGAACCAGGGCGGCTTTTTCAGCCGTCCCTAGGTTCTTCCAAGCTTCCTTGACGGAGTCCTTGTTTTGGTGGAGGTCAATGCCGCCCTGCACTAGATCTTTCAGGCCGCCTAGCGCCATGCCGGCACCTGCTAGGGCGCCGAGTGGCCCGCCGACGGTGAAACCGGCAACCCCTGCGGCGGCGCCGGCCAAAAGCTTACCGATACCACCTACCAGCTTAGATACCCCACCGAAACCCTTGGATGCGCCTTGGGCTTGGTTGGCAGTCATGCCGTATAGGCTGGCGGTTTGCTCGGCAAGGGCTGTGGTTTGGGCCCGCAGCAGCTGCGCTGCCGCGGTTTGTTTCAGTGTTGCCTCTAGCGCCTCGTAGCGGGCTTCTGATTGGGCCTTGGCCGCTTCCAGGTCGTCGACTGCGGCTTGGGCCCGGGCGACCCGGATTCCCCATTCGGCGGCCTGGATTTCCTTGCTGTTTGCCACCACAGAGGCGGTCAGGCCTTCGACGGTGAATTTGCCGGTGCGGTAGAAGCGGTCAATGGCACCTTTCATGGCTTCCACGCTAGTGGATCCCATGACGGCAGACTGCTTACGGGCCTCGGCAAGGGCGGCCTCGGCTTGGGCAATGCTCACGATGCCGCGGGCGCGGGTGCGCTCCACGTCCCGCTCCCTGATCTGCAGCTCAGCTAACGCCCTCACCCTGGTGAGGGCGTTGGTTTGCTGCTGCATTTCCAGCTTAGAAACCTCTTGCCGGGTTTTATCCACGATGCCTGCGGCCTTCTCTATTTCAGAGAAGAAGCTAGCGATGTGCCCAATACCGGCGGAGAGGGAGCCGCCGATTTTCTCGGCAATCTCGGATGCTGCCTGGTAGCGGGATGCCGCCACGGTACGCTCGGCCGCCTCTAGATCAGCGAGGGATTCAGCCTGGGCGGCACGAGCCGCCGCCAACTTGTCCTCCGCTTTATTCACCTTTTCCTGAGCGCTCTTGACGGCCTTGGCGTTCTTGTCGGTGGATTTTTCCAAGTTATCGCCAATATCTTCCCGCACCCGGGCGAGTTTCTTCTCGGCATCGGCGATGCGATCGGCTTTGCCTTTCTTCCTGGCATCAGCCAAAGATTTTTCGGCGTCCTCCAGTTTTCGCCTATCGGTCTTGGATACCGCGGCGCCCTCTTTCTCGGTTTTCGCCAATTCCTTCTTAGCGTCGGCAAGTTCCTTTTCGGCTTTGCTGATGCCGTCAGTCTCGGTGGCGATCTTTTTCCGCAGCTCATAGAGGCCTTTTTCGGCGTCTCTTACAACCTCGGCGGAGTCCAGCCAGCCACCTCCGAAATGGCGGCCTTCGGCTTGCACGACTACCCGAGCGTCTTCGGCATCGTGGGCGAAGAGCTTTGCCGCGGTGGAGATTTCCCCAGCGGCTTGGTCGAATTTTTCGCCTGCCGCCATGAAGAGTTTCGCCGCAGTAGCGTTCTGCTTACCGATCTCCGGCAGGGCCTTGGCGATAGCCGACTGGTGCCGCCACTGCTGGTTCGTCAAAACCAATTCGTCGGCACCGGATTCGTTCCGTCCTCGAACGCCGGATGGCCACCTGCCGCCGGTGTCGAACTTCGGCCCGTACTGCACGTACCTTTTGGCCTGGTCAAACAGGCTTTGGGCTTTGCCCCACGAAACATTACCACGGCTGGTTTTCACCCCATCCACAGACGTGGATTCGATATCATCCCCAAGGTTCAAAAAGTCGGCAGGATCATAGTCTTTGCCGTTGATGGTGACAATCTGCCCGGCAATAAGCGGCAGGTAGGCATGGTTAGTGTACTGGGGGTGGGATGCTGGTGCCGCCCCACCGCCGATTTGGCCGTTACCGCGGCCACCACCCATTTCGACGTTGACTGCCTGCCCGTCAGCGAAATAAATGGTACCTGAGGTGTGGCCACCGGCGGGGCCGCCGTTGAGCCAGCCGATGGAAAACCGGGGGCCACCGCTGCCCAGGCCGGTGCTGAACCCCATACGGGCCAGCACGGGGCCTTCATCCATAGTGGCGAACTTGCGGCCGTCGAGTGGCCACCCCACAGCTAGCGCGGCCAGGCCACTCATGGCGCCACTGCAGTCGCCCCAGTTAGCGAGTAGTCCACCGCCGAAAACATATGGCGCGCCTTCGAGAGACCGCGGGGCCTTCTTACCGTTGACGGTTTCACCTTTGGCGAACCGCAAGAGTTGGCCTGGGGTGATGACCCCACCATCAGCCAATGCCGGCATGCGTTCCAATGCCTTGTTGAGCTTGGGGGAATCATCATTAATCGCCCGCAGCAAATTATGGTGCTTGGCCGAGGACCGGCGGTTGATGACCCATTCCCCAGCATCGACCCGGGCTGTGGGCCGGCCTTGCTTATCAACGCCTTGGAAACCATCGGTTTCGGTGGTGCCGGGCCCGGAGAGGGGCAGCCGGTACCCTGCCGGGGTACCGAACAGGCCGCCTGCTGCGAACCCTACGACACCACCTGCGGCGTTGCGTGCTGAGGCGACATCAGGGTGCAGATACCGATTCCCGCCCACATTCGTGTACACGTTTTCCACCACAATAGTGTGCTTAGATGCAGTGTTTTGGCCGTTTAACCCACGGATACGTTTGATGACGTCATCAACGTTGTCGTTGATTTTGACTTCACCGGTGCGCTTGTCTTTGACCAGGATACCCAGGTCAAGCATGCGGGATTTCACATCAGGGTCGTTGGAGTCGATGACGACTTTACCGCCGGGGAGGGTTTTCGTTTTCAGCCCTAGGGCATCGAGTTTTTCGATAGTGCCGGGCACCTCGGCATTATCAATGTGGATGTAGCCGTCAAGGCTGGAGAGTTTGACCCCCATCTGATCCAGCAAGGAAATGATGGAGAACGCGTCGGGGAAATCAATGGTCACCTGCCCCTCAAAGGGCTCGGAAACCTTCGCCCCCATGGCCTCCAGTTGTTGCCTAGTCTCGTCGGTGATCGCATCCGATTCCACCTTGATCGTTTTGTCATCGGGGATGGATTTGATCTTGTCACCCAGAATCGAGTAGATCTGAGCCGCCGTGTCGGCTTCCTTAGCAGCATTCGTCATGGCGGCAGCTTCGGCTTCATGCTGCCTGGTTGCCTCTTCCAGATCGTTGTTGGCGCCCCGGGTGGACTCAGCCAACTTTAATGTCGCCAGGTCCGCATCAGTCAGCCCCTCTTTCCATTTCGCGAAGGACTCGGCGGCGTTCTCCTTAGCGGTGGTGCTGCCACCATTGAGATCGGCCAGGGCGGTGGCCACGCCAAGAGCCGCGTCTTTGTTGCCGTTGAGAGCAGCTTCTAGATCATCGGCGGAGACCTTGGCTTGCTGCAGCTGGGGGTGGGCATGCATGAACGCGGTAACAATGGATTCGGCCTTGCCCTGGATGGCTTCCAGGCCGGAGGCCTGCCCCATCATCGCATCCACCACGGTGCTGGATGCGATACCTGCCTTGCTGGCCAGGTCGATCAGGCCTTCGCTGGAGGCGCGCTGCACCATCACCGACCTGGTGGCTGCCTCCTCGATGCCGTTCAGGGAATTCTTGAGGTCATCAACGTTGTTCTTGTGCTGCTGCTCAGCCTTAGCTGCTTTTTCGTTTTCGCTGGCGAACAGAGTAAGGGCTGCGGCGGCACCGGTGAGCGCCAGGCCCCAAGGCCCACCGAGGGCGCCTAGTAGGCCTTCGGCGCCGGATTTCAGCAGGGAGAAACCACCACGGGCCACACCAACAGCTGCGTCACCGATCGATCCCAGGGCAGCGCGTGCAGTGTGGGCGGCCTCGGTGTGCTTTTCCGCAAATGTTTTCAAGGCCGGGGAGCCCTGCTGGAATGCGGCCTCGGCCTTAAGCACGGCGGCAGCCAAACCGCTTTGCGCACCGGTCAGGTAGTGTGTGGTTGCCCCGACCCGGTCCATTTCCACACCAGCATCCTTGTAGAACTTTTGGATGCTGGATATTTGTCCCCGCATTTCAGACAGGCTAGACACGTGCCCCCGCATTTCAGACAGCTTGGACGTGTACTGGCCTACGGTGGTGGTGATACCGCCAACGATACCGGGCACGGTGCGGAACGCCGCCCAGCCTGCCATAGCTGCTGCGAGCAACCCTGGGTGGGCTTTCAGCAGGTCAGCAACAGACTGGAGGGACGGGGCCAGGGCAACGAGTACGCCAGATGCTGCATGCAGGGTGCCGAGGAAAATGTTCCAGGTGCTAACGCCGAGGGCTGCGGATGCCTGCCCCAGAGCAGTAGCCACGGTAGATACCACGGGCGCTAAGGCTTTACCTGCATCGAGCACGTCGCTGAAGGCTGCCTGTACGCCGGTAAGCATGCCTTTGCCCTGGTCGGACTGCATAAAATTCGACACGGCACTCTTGGCGTCTTTGAGCCCTGGCACTAGGCGCTGCTGAAGGAAGGTGTCAATATCGGCTGCAACTGGTTTGATTTTGGTTTCCAGCCCGTCGATGGCGCGGGTGGCGACCACTAAGCCGTCCTTCGCCAGGCCGAAGAATGGTTTCAGGGCGGTAGCGCCCAACCGGCCCAGGGCTGCCTGGGCATTGGCGGCGGCACCCGTGAAGGATTCGCCCATTTTCAGGGCGGACCCGCCCATGCCGGCGCGCATGGCTTTCTCAAAGGTTTCGAAGTCAATCTTGCCTTTGGAAACCATATCCGAGATTTCGGCCGAGGTTTTTCCGGTTTCCTTGGCGAGCAGCTGAAGCACGGGGATACCAGAAGCCATCAGCTGTAACATGTCATCGCCCTGGAGTTTGCCGCGGGCGGCAATCGAGCCGAAAATAACGCCAACGTCCTGCATGCTCCGGCCGGCAATGGCAGCCGTATCACCCACGGTTTTCAGGGTGGTTTCCAACTGCTGGCCGGGTTTAATGCCTGCGGCGACCAGGCCTGCAGCAACGGATGCCGCCTCCCCCAGACCAAACGCGGTGCCCTTCACCGAAGACAAAGCATCGTTCATGACCCCGGCAACAGTCTTCGTGTCGTTGCCTAGGCCGAGGAGTTTCTGCTGGGCGTTTTCGATAGCGGTGAGGCGGCCCATGCCCTTGGCCATGGCGGTGCCGATAAGCCCACCTGCCGCCACGCCGGTGGCCAGGGCCCCAGCCTTCAAGGTTTTGCCCACACCAGCGGCGAGCTTGCTTCCCCACGAGCCGCCGCGGCGCTCGGCTTCGCTTTCCACACTCCCCAGTGCTTTAGCGATGGTAGGGCTGATTTTACTCACCTCGGGGATGATCGAGATGTAGCCGGTGCCGAGCTCTGCGCCCATGAGAAATCCCCTCCTTCGGATTTAGATGTGGTGCTTTTCCCTGACCTTTTGCCTGATCTCCGCGGCGGTCAGCTCCCGCCTATGTGGCCGGCTCACCTGCTGGTGGGAGGCCTCAATACCTTCGATGGTTTGCTGGATAAGACCCCCAACACCACTCGTGTTTTTCCCGGCGCGGGCCAGGGCCAGGATGTACTGCTGGTCGAAGAGTGCGCCAAGGATTTGGTTGGTGGGTAACGCCCAGGCTGCGGCTTCGGCGGCGGCGGGGTTGAGGTAGGTGTGGAGGTGGGATGTGGCTGGTAGGTGTTTGAGGAATGCCCTAAGGTCGCTCCACCGATAATTACGCCCTACGTTGCTGAGTGAGTATCCGATGTGGAAGAGGTCTGCTCGGAGGGCGTCGGTGAGCTGGGGGTCTCCCCCGAAGGCGTACCGGTGGAGGGCAAGGATTCCCCCAGCGGGATACCTGATTCCTGGCTCCAGATGCGGTCGATTTCCACTAGCTGGCGTTGCACTAGTTTGTTGATGGCATCCTTCTTAGCCTGGGTGTTGTTGAAGTGGAGCAGGAAGAGCCGCATGATTTCAACGGAGTCGTTGCCGACGTGTCGTTTTTCGGTTTCGTTTTGGATGGCGTTGATGTCTGTGGGATAAAGGCAGTCAACTGGTGGGATGGTGATGGTGACTTTTTTGTCTTTGCCTGCTGGGATGTTGAATTCGATGTTGTCGAATCCGGGGATGTCGAATGCCATGATGGCTCCTTAGTTGTGGTTGATAGAGGGTGGGAGGGGCCGCGGGCGGTAACAGGGTTTTGCCCGCGGCCCTTTTTCAGTGTGGTTAGCGCCAGTTTTTCAGCACCTTCCAGTGGGCAGTGGTGAGTTTTGATGCTGGCGTGACTTGCAGCCATGGTTGGGAGCGTAGTGAGGTGATAGCCGTGTCTAGGTCGGTTGCGGGGATGGTGGTGCCGCCCGCACCCCACAGCCCGATGGAGGGGCGGATCTTACCTGGCCATTGTGCGGTGAGTGCTTCCACCAGGGGCGCGGCTTTTCCAGCCTGCCCAGCGTCGAAGTAGACCCAGGGCTGAAGTAGATCGGCGTGCTGCAGTAGTTTGGTGTAGTCGTGTCCGCTGTCGGGCCGGCCAGCAACCGGGTTGGCCCAGTTGACTCGCACGTCGAAAACCAGTTGGGTATTACCGATGGCGCGTTTGATGCGGCCTGCGGCTTCGGCCATTTTATCGCTGAACCATGCCAGTTCTTTGGGCCCTTCGTGGGGGGTGCCGTCGCCACGTCGGGTCCAATCCGCCTCGCCGGTGTCTTGTTTGAACAGCTCCAGGTCTTTGGCCGAAAAGCTGCCGGAGTCCCAGTGGATTTCGGTGAGGATGATGCCTTTGATGCGGGCGCCGTAGCGGGCCGCGAGGTGCCGTGCGGCAGCCTCTAGCATGGCACCGATGTGTCCTTTGGTGAGGGCGTAGGCGCTGCCCAAATCGTTTCGAACGGTGCCATCTCTGGATACTGCCCGTAGTTCTTGGTATTCGGGTTTCGCCAGGGTGGTGGTGGCCATAGCATCCAGAGTGAGGTAGATGCTTGTGATGCCAGCTGCGTGGGCGGCGTCGATGATCCCTGCGATAGGGTCACCTTCGGCTGCTGATAGGGATGATGTGAGCCCACTGTCTGAGGGCACGTCGGGGGAGAGTAGCCATTCGGGTCGGCCTACTGCGAGGTCGATGGTGTTGCCGCCTGCTGCCGCGACTTTTTGGAGGGTTTCTTCCCAGTTGTGGGTTTTCGATGAGGTGTCTTCCCACCCGAATGACACGGCTCGTAGGCGGGTGTCCGGTTTCGGGGGCGGCGGTACAGCCCCGCCGCCGTTGTTGTTCCCTCCGCCGCCCGGAGTTACCGGGGAGGGGTTTAGGGGTTTACGGTGATGGTGGTGCCCGCACCACCGGTGAGTTTAGTCCCGTCGGCGGTGAGGGCCCCGGTGATGTCCTTGATGGTGTAGGGCCCGCCAGCATTACCGGTGACGGTGGCGGTGGTGGCGCCTGTGAGTTTGCGTAGCTCGGCCTGCACGGTTTCGGCGGTGGCGTTAAACGCTAGTTCGGTGGTGGCGTGGCCGTCGATGGAGAGGGTGAAGGTGCCGCCTGTAACGCCGCTGGGGAGGGTCACGGTCTTGTCTGGGGTGTCGGGGTCTGGGGTGTTGGGGTCGACCATGCCGTCGTCCCGGAGTTCGAATACGTTGGCGTATTTGTATTCCTGGGGGCCCTTGAAAGCGGTGATCGTGATGTTGTATTTCGTGGATGCGGAATGGGTCTCTGCGGTTTTTTCCACGGTGCTGATCCGGCCGTTAGGCACAACCAACGTCTTGGCTTTCTCGCCGGAGACAGCTTTGACGATGTGGCTTTTTAGTGGCAGGCGTTCAGCGGTGTGAAAGATGGTGCGCTGCCGGCCGTGTTTGTCGGTGGCGGTTTTTTCGATGACGTTTGCGTCGCCGAAGCAGGACTTCAGCACGTGTTCGTTGTCGTCTTCTAGCAGGGTGATGGTGACGGTTTCGGTGTACGAAGTTTGTAAGTCAACCCAGTCATCCCCGCCGAACATTTTTTCGGTACTGGTTTCGCGGGTGGGGGTGTTACTGAAACCGTCTTCGCCCACAGCACCGTGATCCACGAATGCTGAATTGAGGGCTTCGGTGGCGGTTTTCGGCAGCGGGGTGCCGACCGGGGCGTTGAAGTAGACGCCGCCGTCGATGGGTGGGGTGGCCACGAAGGCGTTTTGGATGTTGATAGCCATGATGGTTCTCCTAAATCAGGAAAGTTGGAAAGGTGGTTGCGGCAGGATGTGTCCCCTGCTGCCGCACCAGGGACCGGCTAGTGGGCTAGGAGCCGCACGCCACCGGTGAATTGGAAGCGGTAGAGCTTCGGGTCGGGGTCGTCGTACCTGGTGAGGGTGTCTATGGTGGTGGATTGGATTTTGGCGGACCTCATCCGCACCCATGCTTCGTAGGCTGTTTCGGCCAGGGCCTCAGCGTCTAGCTCAGTGTGGGCATAGCATTCGATGAGGAAGCGGGGGTTGCGGAGTGCCCAGTCCTCCATGCCGCCGCCGATACGGGAAACAATGATGAAGGCCTGCGGTTTCGGGGTAGAAGGCATGCGGCTGGATACCGGCACCCCTACCCGGCGCGCCAGCTCGGCAATCACTGTGGTGGTGGCGGTGGTGGTCACATGGGCCTCCTTCCAGAGGGCTGATTAGCCTAGGGCTCGGGTGAGGATATTGTCCCGGGCTTCTCGACGTTTAGCCGACCAGGTGTCGGCGTAGATGATGCAGCGGTGGCGGGTTTTGCCCATCTGGTAGGAGGAGACAAACCCATCGCCCGCGGCAGCTGCTACTCGTTCGGCGTGGTCGACTACGATCCCTTGGGTCATGGGGTCTTTGAGCAGTGCTTTCAGCGCGGCCTTGTTCGGTACGTACTTTGACATAGTCCACTCACACGTAGCGACGCCAAGCGCGGTCTTGTTCGGCACGTACTTCGCTGTAATCCACCCACCTACAGCTTGCCCATCCGGTGGGCGAATAGGCAGCTCGTACTTGCCGCATACCCTCATCAGCGAAACAAATGAGGGACCCGCCATCGAAGGATAGACTTACGCATTCGACATAATCTGATTGGTCTGCCTCAGCGCCGAGAGTTACTTTTAGCCATTGGTCATTCGATTCCGGCAAGATTAATCACCTCCAAGTCTGGGGCCCAACCGAAGGGGCCGTGTTCGTAGTTTTCGGGTTCGCCCACAACCTCTAGGCGTTCGCCGCCTGGGGTGAGGATGACGATGTCGGTTTCGATAAAATCGCCGGGGTGGGCGTACATTTTTATGGCGACTGTTCGGCGGGCATGGCCCGCTAGTTCGGGTTCGGCGGTGGTGGGTTTCGCCCACCCCGCTACGTGGATGATGGTGCCCTGGAGCCCGTAGGTGGGGTTGCCGAGCTCATCGGTGCCGGTTTTGAAGCGGCGGAGCCGGGTCACCGGATACCGCTTGGTTGTTGGCAGGCCTGCCATCGCGCCCTCTTTTCTTTAGCTCATGGTGATGGAGTAAATGCCGCGTCGGCGCCTACGGAAGGGGGCCAGCATGGTTTTGTCCGATGTGGTGAGCCAGGGGGCGCCACCGCTACCACCGTGGGTGAAGTTCGCGCTTTGGCTAAACGGGCCCGCGGTGACCTGCATGGATTCCTGGAAGGCGGTTTCTTTGGGGGCTTCGATGACCCTGGCTACCATGCGGGATACCACGATTTTGATGGTTTCCGGCACCGGTTCGGGCACTGGTTTTTGCAGGTACCCCTCAACCAGGGCGGATGCCTCCTCCAGCAACCCTAGAGCTTGGTCTTCGTCGAAATCCACATGGGGGATCCTGGTTTTAACATCGTCAAGACTTGCGAGCACGGCTGTTACTCCGGCGGGTTGTCTTCGGGCTGGCGGGGGGGTTGTCCTCCCCACCTTCCCCATCGTCCTCCGGGTCTTCGGGATCTTCGGGATCTTCGGGGTCTTCGGGTTCCGGTTCCAGCAGGCCAGGGTGGATGGTTACGCCGTCGGGTACTTCCGCACCTGGGGCGAGTACATGGGCCTGGGTTTCATCGTGCGCAATGACGTAACTTTCCAGGTCGCTGCGGATGGTTGCCATGGGTATTCTCCTTGCTCTTAGAGGACGGTCATAGCCGCGGTGTAGTTAGCATCACCAACAACAGGCATGCCGATAGCATTGGCCCGCACCCAGGTGGACTTCGGGTCGTCTTCCTGGTAGGCGCCAACCACGATGCCGGGGCGGTCTTCTTCGGCAATGCCATAGGCGGCGTCTACCGCCTCCAGGGTGGTGCCCCAGAACGTGCGCCCCAGTGGGGATTCTTCGCCGTCTACAGCGGGGAGCATGATGGCGATTTTCTCGTCGATTACTCGTTTGAGCGCCCCGCCTTTGCGAATCTTCCGGTCGTACCGCAAAAGGGGTGGCAGCTCGAAGGATGCGAGCACGCTGTGGAGGAAGTCCACGGTCACCATGCTGGGGATGCCGTTCACGCCGCCTGCCATTTTGCGGATTTCTTCGCATCGGATCAGGCTGGTGATGATTTTGGGGGATACCAGCAGGTAGCCGGGGGCCTCACCACTCAGGTTGGCATAAACCTCTGCCTGGGCCTGTAAGTCCTCGATCGGGGTTGCGGTGGCGTACTGGTCCCACTTGGTGCCTACGGTGGTGGTGAGGCGGGGGTCGCGACCGAAATCTTGCTCCACGTTGAACTGGTTTTCGCTGATGAGGGCCTTGCCGGTGGTGAGAATTTCGCCACGCAGCATCTCTACCCGGTCAGCGACAGCCCGGGCTGCGGTGATTGTGGCCCGGCCGATCAAATCTTTGCCGGATGCTGGGGCGTTGATACCGCGGGCCCGGAGTTGGTCGTATTCGCTGACGGGGATTTTCTGCCCCAGGGGTGGCAGGTCCAGGGAGATTTTCTTACCGCCGGGCGTGGCGCCGATGGGGGTTTCAGCATCGTAGGCGCGGTATTCAGCAACCTCGACCAGGCCGTTAGCGGTTGCGGATAGGCTTACGGAGATGTCGTCGGTGACACGGTTGGGGAGGAATTGGGCGAGAATGTTTTTGGAGCGTTCCCGCTCATCAAGGGTTTCTCGGGCCACAGTGGTGAGGGACTGCGGCTGCACAACTTCGGTCCATAACATGATTAGTCACCTTCCTTCGGGGTGAGGATGAAATGGGGGTTAGGGGTGGTCAAGGTGGTGATGTCGAATACGCCTTCGGGGAGGTATTTCACCCGGATGCGGCCATGGTCGAGCATGGGGGCCACGATATCCACGTCTTTCTGCTTGGCGGACTGGGAGGTGAGCAGGAACCCGGCTAGGGCGTCACCGGCCGCGGTTACTGGCTCGTATTTGCCGCCTGTCCCCCGCTTCAGCGGGATACCGGAAGGCAGAACGTTGTCCTTCACAACGGCGGAAATTTTCTTCCCGTCAATGGTGACGGTTTGGGCGTTAGTCACGCCGTGGCGGCTTCCTAACCACTTGCGGTTATCGACGCCTAGAGGTTCACGGATTGGGTTGAGTTGCATGATGAATCACATCCTTTTATTTTTCGGTTTTGGTTTTGCCCATGAGGCGCCGAGCCCAGCTGCGGTCGCTTTCTTTCGAGGAGCCGGCCTTGCCCTTGCCTTGGAGCGGCGAGGTTGCGGGGCGGCTTTTCGACGCCCCAGCCCCGGCGCGGTCCGCAAGGAGTTGCGCTTGGGTGCGCATGGCTTCGGCGTCGCCGTGGAGGAAGGTTTCTGCTTCTTTCCGGCTGAGGCCGTATTCCAGGGCGAGCTCTAGGCGGGCGACCGTTTGTTCGGCTGCCTGTTGGCGTTTAGTTGCTTCAGCAAGGGCCTCCTCAGCCTTTTTGGTTTTACCCGTTTCGGTATCAAGCTGGGCCTGCAGGGTGTCGGCGGTTTTTTTGTTTTCCTTAGCCCGGGTTTCCCAAGTGCGAGCATGTTTTTTCCAGACGGCTACGTCGCCTACCGGCTCATCTGCTGGCTCGGGGTCACCCTCCTCATCACCGCTATTGTTGTCGCTGGGGGTTTCGCTTTCGCGGTCTTGGGCTTGCGGAGCTGCGGTATCATTCTGGGTGGCATCAGTCGTGCCGCCGGCGGGGATGTCGGGGGTGATGGTTCGCACCCAGGGGGGCATTGCTAATGCTCTGGCTGGCATGGGGGTTCCTTTCATATTCGTGTGTGTTTTGGGTATGAGAAAACCCGCGGTCTCGCGGGGAGAACGCGGGTTACTGGGGATGCTAGTTTTAAGCGTTGGCGGCGGCTAGCTGGACTTCTTCCCTTTCCCAATAAGGATTGTCCTGTTCCTCATCGGAATACGGGTCGAACACCACAGGATCAGACGACCCTCGGGGGCGGCGCATGTATTCGCTGAATTCGCTACTAAGGTCTTCAGCACCATCCCAGTCGAGTTCTAGGGCCCAATCGGTTTCCTCACAAAGGAAGAAGAAAATCTCCTTCAGGAGAGATAGCGCGTCTGAGTCCCGAGACTGGGTAACGTCAATTTCAGCGAGCCCAAAATCACGTTTAAATTCGGGGGGGGTTAAAAGGACACGGACACTCGGGTACCTTTTCGCCGAAGAAAAATTTGAGGCAATTAAATTTTCGGCTTGGGTGATGACATCCTCGGGGCTTTCGGCAGCGCCTCGAATGATGATGGATGCGACATACGACATTTTAGCTCCTTTCCCAGAGAATGGTTTTTTTCGTGGTTATCACTACGATTCTATCAAGATATGCGCCATTATTGTCTACTGCCCTGCGTAAATCAGCCAAGATGGTTTGTTCATCATGTATTGATTCCCTTAGGTCGCAAATGAGCGTGCTCGATTGTTTTTTCCCTTTTCTGGCCCTGTTATTAATTCCGCTTTTCGAGGTGATGGATTTCATCTCCGTGGTGATCCCATCGACGATGGCATCAGGAGTATTTGAAATCCCAGTTTTTTCTTTAAAACTGAGCCCTGCGCCGCCCGGTATTTTATCGAGTTCTTTCAGTTTGATGACGGATTGCGCGCCATTGTCTTCTAGCCATTTGCGGATTCGGTCTTCTTTTTCGGGCCATGCTGTGTCATCCGCTAAGCCAATGTCTAGGGCTTCTTTGGCGGTGATTTTCCGCCTGGCCGAAGCTCTCGACATGTCGACTGCGCGTCGGTATCTGACAGCATCTGGTGGCACCCAGTCGGGTGTTTGGTTTCGGTGGCGTTCTATGGCTTCGGCGAAAGCCTCTTGATCGCTACCTGGATATCTGCCGGATTTTATATAGATTTGTTCTAGCTCTTGGTTGATTTTCGGTAGGTCGGCGGGGGTTTGCACCTCGATGCCGAGGCATTTGCAATTGTCGTGATATTTTTTACCGGCTTCGGTGAGCAGCACCGTATCGCGGCTGTAGACGGCGCCGCGGCTGGCAAGCAGGAGGCAGAACGTACAGGCGTGGGGTTCCGGCACGCGGGCGTAGCGGGTGCCGGCTTTCCGGGTGGCCTGGTATACGGTTTCGCGGGCTGGTTGTTGCACGAGCCGGTTGGTGATGCCGGCAAGTTTCCGTAGCACTAGCTGCCTATCCAAACCGCCGGTAGCGGTGCGGGAGGTGTTTAGTGCCCAGGCGTAGGAGCCGAGGATTTGCTCAAACCCCGCCGGGTCGGCCACTTCGGGATACTCCAGTCCACGAAGGTTATCGTCGAGGCTGCGGGAGCGGAATAAATAATCGGCGGCGGCGTAGGCGGCTTGTTCCCCGTAGGCTGCGATAATCGCCTGGAAGGGCTCTTCCATAAGCTGCTTGGCGTCGGCGAACCCGAGGGTTTCAGTTTGTTTCCACCAGGACACCAAATCCCGTATAGCGAGGGTCCGCAGGTTGTCCATGGCCTGCTGGTAGTCGGCTTCGGCATCCAGGTCTCTGGCCATATACCATCACCTCCCTCCCATGGGTTTTGCTTAAGTTTTCTCCCGTAGTGATACGGGGGTTGCCCCGGTGAATCGGATCCCGGGCAGGCCAGCAAGGTCAGCGGCGGCTTTGGGTTCGACCCCGGCGCGGATCAGGACGCCTAGGGCGTCGGCGCGTTGTTTGAGGTCATCTGCCTCCGCCCCCCCGCGAAGCGGGCGTGTCCTGCGGGCCGGTTTCAACAGGCGTTTCATCGGTGGTGTTGGGGGTTTCTTCGGGTTCTCGGTTTGCCCTGGCCAGTTCAAGCACGGTGGTATCACCAACGGTGGTAGCCCCGCCAGCAAGCACGGTGGCGCGCTGGGTGGCGGATTGTTCAGCGAGTTCTTTCCGCATGATTTCCTGCTCGGTTGGGCTGAACCCCACCCTGCCCCACACCACGGAGGAGTGTTTCGGGGTGATTTCAGCCGCTACGGCTTTAGTCATGGCGTCCATGGTTGCCGAGAGCGTGGGGGTGGCGGCTGCCAGCCATTTCGCTTCGAGGGAGGCAATGAACTCCCATTCGGGCGGCCTGCCATCAAGGATGGCTTTGCACACATAGGCAAGGTCACGGCACAGTGGGCGGCCGAACGCCAACTGGCGGAGCTCAGTACGCCGCACCAGGCGGGATTCGGTGGCGCGGATACTGTCGGCACTGGGCGGGTTATCGGAGGCGAAACCCAGATACGATACCGGCACCCCTGATTGGGCTGATACCAGCTGGGCCATCATCTTGAGCTCTTCAATATAGGGCGTCGGCGGGGATGCTTGGAACTGGCCCGCAGTGATGTTCGGCAACCCATCATCAGGATCACCCGGCGGCACCACAAGCGCTTTACTCATGGCGACTTTCCACCCCATTTGGATAAGATCACTTTCTGTCGCGTCCTCATCTAGGCCTAGCTGGTCGAATGTGGCATTCAACAAATAGCGCTGCGGGGTGGTGTAGTACTCTCTGTTGAACTCCATGCCGAGCACGGTGCGAACGCCATGGTCGGTGTAGTATTCGATGGCCGTGGTGATTTCCGAGGCGCCCGCATCTTTCCCGGCGCGGGACCGGTTCGGGATACGGATCAGGCCACACCTGCCCCAGCCGTGTTTGACGCAGATGATTTCCTTTTCCGCCTTGTGAGGGGCGGTGATGATAGAGATCACCCGGTCCGGCAAATGTAGGGTTTGGTATCTTTCGCCGTTTTCCCCGGTTTTTTCAATATAGCCTGCTGCCATGCGGTTAAGCCGATCATCCCACATGTAGGTGGCTTCGCCTGCGGTAACCGCATCAATAATGATGGCGGGTTCACCATCGCCGCCCGCGGATACTTCGAGGAACCCCATACCAGTGACGAGGGATTCCAGGGTGGCTTTAGCGAATTCAGAAGCTAGGTCGTTTTCGGCGAACACCTGGTCTAGTTCGCTGATGTCCGACTTCGGGGAGATCCACCCTTGCCACTCCAACCGTTCCGCTAGGGAGTCAACCACAATCTCGGGCCAGCCAACAACCGCCCGGATACTTCCAGCAACCGCAGGTAGGGCAATGTTCAAATCCTTGAGGGCGTTTTTGCCCTCATAGTAAGCCCATTTCGACTTGTTCTTCCGGGCGTGTTCTTGCAGCCGCCCCGCCAGCTTGGCGATGAGGGTATGCTCGTCGTCTGCGAGCTCATAGTCGTGGATCAGTTCGAGGGTCATCCGATCATCACTCTCCTTCGCTTCTTAGGGCCGGCCTTGCGGCGGGCACGAACCTTACCGGAGTTCAGGGCTTCACGCCGGCCGACGTTGGCAGCCACCATGGCCACGCACAAATCGACGAGCTGGTGGCTGTCACGGCTGGTTTTACCAATCGCCAAACCAAACTTGTTCCAGCGGATTTTCGTGTTGTTCACATGCGCTGTGAGCGCCGGGTCACCATCATGTCGGAATGGCCCGTCCAGGCCGTCTTTGTCGATAAGGTCCTGGATGATCTCTACCTCCTGGGAGAAGCGCCGGTTCCGGTCGGCGGCGCCGGGTTCGGAAAGCCGCATGTCCCAGAGGACGGAGTGGGTTTTTGTTGCCCAGCAGCGGAGTTTTCGGCGGAAATCACGGTGCCATGCGTCGATGAGGGGCCTCCAGTAGGAGGCCTCGGTGGTGTCATCTTTGGCGGGTGACGGGTCGACGCCGAACCAAACGACTTTGTACAGTTCCATAATTTCTCGCACCCTAGCGTCCACCTGGTCGCGGTCGACGAGATAGCCTTCACCTCGGGGTCCGCGGGGCCTGGACCACACACCCAACGTTTGGTTGTACCCGTCTGAGATTCGGCAGCCCATGAGGGCTGTGGCGTCTTCTGATTTGGAGCAGTCGAGGAACATGGCGATCTGATCCCCCGGCTCAAACTGGCGGGTGGGGTCGGCGAGTGCCGCCCAGGCTTTGGCAGACACGTAGGAGTCTTCGGCGTCTCCGAGTCCGTTCATGTAGAAGCGGATAGCGTCACCGGCCGAGAGTTCGGGGTCCACCACCTCGTCGGAGAGGCGTTCGAGGTCGGCCCATGGGGCATCGGAGTAGGCTTGCTGGAGCGCCAGCATGCGCTGCTGGGGGTCGTAGATGTCTAGCTTGGGGTCAAATTCAATGGAGTCATAGAGGATGTCTTTCTTGAGCTGCGGGTATTTACCGGATTGTTGTTTCTGCCATGCTTCGAAGGTTTTTTCGCCGATGGAGTCTTGGCCCCGCTGGTGGGCGTTGGTGAAGTCCACCATTCGGGCCTGAATGTTTCTCTTTGATTTGCCGACGTTTCGGCGAGCCACTTTGGCGACTGCATGCCCGCCGGAGCGCTGGGTCATGTGGTGGGTTTCATTGAGCACGATGAAAGTGGCGGGGTCGCCTTCGGAAGACCTCTCTGAGGCGGTGAGCACTTCGATGCGGGCTGGGGAGGTTTTCACAAAGGTCGCAGTCCTCCCCTTGTCTAACCCGTAGTAGTTGGTGGCTTCGGCGCCGAATTGGCTGTTGGCAACCCGGAGGACGTCTTTGGATTGTTCTTCGGAGTTGGAGGCTATCTGCACGAGGGGCATGGTGTGTTGTTTGCCTACGTAGCGGGCGCCATCCCAGTGAAGCTGGGAGGGGCCGAGTAGCTCAATGTTGCACATGGCGGCGGCTAGGGGGTCTTTGCCGCTGCCTTTGCTGCCGCGTTTACAGCCACGCCGGTAGATGAACCTGCCCTGGTCGTTGAAGGCGTACCAGAGGATGAGGAATCTGCTTTGCCCTGGCGTGAATCGCCACCGTTCGCCGTCGTCGTTGAGGAGGCCCGGTTCATCGGTGCGCCATTCGGCCCAGTCGATGACCGCAGGGCCTAGGGAGTGAGCGATGAGGTCGAGTTTCTCATCCATGGTGGTGGGCCATGGGAGAGTACACCAGGCCCCCATGTTGCCGAGGTAGTAGCCGGGCGGCATGGTGAGGTCAGAGGTTGGCAAAGCGGTCATGGGCGTCGATCACCACCCCGTCGTCCTCAGGCTTGGACTGTTCAGCATCGCCGATTTCCCATTGGAGGCGTTTCATGGCCATGGGCGAGAGCCCCAGCCGGTCTTCGATTTGGCGAAGCTCCGCCATAGCGCTGGCGTTGACCACACTATGGTCAAGTTCATCCTGAATAGTGTTCCGTAGGATAAGGTAGCGGGCGACTAAAAATTCGTCGTGGTTTCGTTCCCACATGACTGCTTGGGGCCGTCGCCAGAGTTCCGCCCACCCGCGTTGCACTCGGCCGGGCAGTGGCCATCGGGGCGCGCGCCCCTTCCGTCCATCGGCGGGGAGCGTCACCCAGTCGGGCCGGGCGTTGCGGCGGCGGGCGTTCTTTTTCGGGGGTGGTCCGGGCACGGTCGGCACCCCCTTTCACATTCTTAGGTTTTCCTAACCTTTCCTTTAGGTTGGCTTTGGGAACCCGTACAGGCCGTCAGGCCCTTTGCCCTCCGCGGCCCGAGGGCCGCCGAGGGGGGTATCCCCCCTACCCCCGGTCGGTATCAAACCTGCTAGTGTGGGGAATATCACAAAATGAGGGGGTGGGGGGTCGCTTCACTCTCGCTACCCGGGCGGCGCGCCCCGCCTGGGCTTCACGCTGCGTTTTGGCCTTGTGGCATGGGACACAGAGCGATTGGAGATTGCTAAGGGCATCGTATCCGGGGCCGCGGGTGTTGTCGATGTGGTCTACTTCGGCGGCTGGGCTGCCGCATTGTTGGCATGTGTAGCCGTCGCGGGCAAGGATTTTCTTGCGGATATGAGTTTTCACGTGGGTAGGGGCGCCGTTTCGCCATGCTGCCATATGGATTCCCTCCCTGAAGGTCAGAAAGTAGGAGGAGTGGAGCGGCAATCCCCTGCCCCACGAGCTATCCGGGGTGAGGAGCCATCAAAACGCCCCGGGGCGACGCGAGCCCTAAACCCTCCACTGGTTTTTCTGCAGGCTGCGTCGTCGCGTCGATTATATCATCTGCTGTGACAGCAGGCAAAGGCATATTTTTCAGGCGACCTAGCACCTCACCGAGTCGATAGCATGCGATACGATCAGCGCTTAAGCGAGTATCAACGTGTCCGCGCTCGGCCCACTTGCGTAGCAGCGCACGGCTAACCGTATACCCTTCAGCATGGGCAGCATGGATGATAGTGCGCCATGTCAACCACGGCTCACCGACGTCACACACCACGGGCTGCCCGGCGCGGAGGAAATCCAGGAGTCTGGACTCCAGGTAGCGGAGTTCGGCGTGGATGTCGGGGGCGAAGTCTAGGTCGGCGATGAGTCCAGCATTGAAGGTGAGGAAGCCTAGGAGTTGGTGGGCGTCGCAGGTGAGGATACGGCTTGGCTGGATATGGTTGGCGATGTCTCGGGCGACCTCGAAGAGGTTAAGGGTGAGGTCGATGTCTAGGGTGGTGGCGGCCCCGCCTGGTGTAGTGGGGTGGGCCCCGGGTTTCTTACCCCCCTGGGGGTTCGTTATACGGGTGGGGGTGGGGTACTTGGCAGACTCTAGTTCTATCCAGAGGCCCTGTAGGTTTCGTAGCGTGGCGCGTAGTCCTGTCTCGGTGGTGGTAGTGGTGGCGCCCATGGTTTCCTCCCGTTCCCCAGCTGGTATGCGTGGGCTAATGGTAAAGCTGGGGCTCGGTCACTAGTGGCATTCACCGCACCCTGGGAGGCGAAGGGCGGGGGTGTGGTTACTTTGTGGGGCGTGAGGCGTGCCATCGTTTGATTTCGGCGGCGTCCCATAGGCGGGTGCGTTCTAGCTGGAATGCGGGTTGTGGGGCTTGGCCACGGGCAACGTAGCTAGCGAAGGTGGATTTAGTGACACCGATATGCTGGGTGATAGCTGTGACGGTCCAGTATTCTATTCCGGCATCGGTGATGGTTATTCGGTGCGGGATATTTTTAGCGAGGGTGATATCAATCATCGTGGAACCTTTCGTGGAGGATTAATGGAAGCTGGGGGTCAACTTGAAAACCCCACTAGCCGAAGCTGGTGGGGTTGCTGGTTAGCGGCGCCAGCGACCGGTGCAGGTGATGTACCCGAGTATCACGGTGGTGATGGTAAGCATCACAGGCGTGACGATAGGCACGTTCTTGCTGCACAGGGTGGTTGCAACCGCTGCAATGTACGTAGCGACCGCTGCAACATACATGGGTCGTGCTTTCATGGGTGTTCCTCCTTTCTAGGGGGTTCGCGTGGTAGGGTGGTGGGGTGTCCCCCGGGTGAGCTAAGTAGGTTTTAGCTCACCCGGGGGTTACCGTTGGCGCTTACCGCGTCGGTAGCGTTTCCGCTTCCGGTGCTTGCCGCCTGGTGGCCTGGTGTGCAGGTACATCAGGGCGGAGATACCGGTGGTAATCGCCGTGAGAGCCAAGCTGATCTTTTCGATCATTTGGGTTCACCTCCCCTCCACTATTGAGTTTTCTGTAAACCGTTTGGCTTACATCCTTTATTATACAGCGTCACACTGTATTCTTCAAGTGGGGGTACCGGTTTTAAGGGCGATGCGAATGTGTTCTTTACCACATCATACGATAGTGAGAAACAGCATGGTGCGGCTAGAAATTAGCAAACCGATCAATAACTTTTAGCCGCCGAGCGGGGGCCCACCAGCAGCTCCCTGGAAACGGCACGAGGTTGGGGGCTTTTACCCGACAGTCGCCCCCAATATAGCTTTCGAGCAACACTTCTCGGTGACGGTCCAGGTCGAGAAACCACTGGTCCATTAGCTTCAGGTGGGGCCAAACTTCCTGAGGGATACGGTGCAACCGCCACCCCATCGTGTCCATGATGTGGTGCTTGCCATCCTCGATGTCGATGTATTCGCCCGGGTTCTGGATCAGATAGAGCGATTCGCAGGTTAAATAGGTTGGAAGTTCTTCATCTAGGGCAAGCGCTAAATCGGCAATGTTTACATAGCGGATACAGTCAATTTGCAAGTCAAGTACAGGGTAACGCTGCCTCGATGGGTGGATATCGGCTAGCAGCACAACAGGCTTACCAGATGATATCTCTATGAACGGCTGCCCTTTTAAGTGCTCCCTCAGGTTGTCTGGCACCGCGTCGATAGTCAGCCCGAGGTAGGGGTCTAACTCTGTAGGCATAGGCGGGTATAGATCGGATAGGCTCATGATGGCTCCTTAAGGTTGTCTGGGCCCATTTTATGGCGGGGGTTATTTTTCTTGGTCTGCGTAGAGCGGGTAATTGTCTAGAGCATCGTTACCGCTGCGGTGCTCTCGCACATGGTTATAGCAGCATTTACAGAGGCCGCGGCACTCGTGGCGTTTAAGGTTTCGGCAGCGGAGGCAGATTACGGTTCGTTTAGTTCTTTTGCTTTTAGACATTGGGGTTTTCCATTCCGGTAGGGATCGTAAAGGTGTCAGTGCAGATAACAATGCTGCGGCGTGGTAGCCGCCCTGTTTCTTCTTCGAAGACTGTTTTGAGGTTAGCGTCAGCGATCTGGCAGGCGACAGGGTCGATTTCGATCATCCGTAGGCGGTAGTGATAAAGGTCGTCGAGTTCATCCGGCGTGAGCCCAGATAGTTGCATTATTCTGGCGCAGTAGATGCCGGTGCCCCCGAAGGGGTCGAGGATTTCTACCCGTGGGTCAGCTAGTGTGGCGCCTTGGGCGGCAAGGGAGTCTTTCAGCGCCCTGACTTGAAAATCTACGATTTCCACGGGGGTGACCACCACTCCATCACGATGCGACCTGTCACTATTTTTCGCCGCGGTGTACTCCTGGTAGGCAGTAGCAAGCACGGTCTGCCAGATGGGTTTAGGATCAGGGCTGGGGTTCAACTCGAAAACCTCCTGATCCCATTGGTTTATGGAAAACCGTAAAAGACGTAGCATTGTTTTTGCCGTGGCGGGTGCCATACAGGGGCGGGTATGGCGATAGTTCCAGTACCTCCCGGAGCGGGATGTGGACTTGACTCCACTTGAGAGTGAGCGTGCCACCTGGGGCAAGCACCCGGAAACACTCAACGAAGCACTGGCGCAGGTCTTCCCGCCACGTGGTCATAAGAACCCCGTACTTCTGGCACATCCACCCAGTCGCCCCGGCGCGCTGGAGGTGGGGTGGGTCTAGGTTGATGAGGTGGAATGCGTTGTCGCGGAAGGGTAGGGCGCGGTAGTCGAGCCGAATGTTCGGGTTGATGGTGATTTCCCGGCCATCTGATAGCTGGTGTTGCGTCGTCCGCTGGTCGGCGTAGATCACATCGGGGTGGTGTTTGTTGTGCCACATGAGCCTGGCACCGCAAGTAACGTCGAGGATCATTTAATGAGCTTCCCTTCTCTGGTGTAGCCGGCACGCTGACGCCAGGCTTTCTTGGCGGGGGTGTCATCGCAGTCAGGGTCAGTTGCCCATTCTCGGTAGTCCTCGAAGGTGACGCCCCCATCCCACCAGTCAGGCACGTAGTCCCATACTTCGAAGAAGGCTATGTCGCAGGCCCGGCAGGTTTTCAGCTCGTACAGGCCATCGCTGTTTACATATTTTTCCCAGCAGTATTCCTCACCGGGGTTGATTGTTGCCCCGCACATGTCACATTTGTGTGGTTTACGGGTGCGCCGGGTTTTTTCTTCTAACAGCGTACACATTATTGTTTTTCCTTATAGATTCGTAGAAATACGCCGGTGATAGCTGGTCCGTTGTTGTCGGCTTCGGCGTAGTGTTTACGGGCGTGCCATGTGGTGATTCGGGAGTCGTTTTTGAGCACACCGGCTCCTTCTAGGGCGTCCCCTAGCGCCCTGCATAGTTTGTCGAGGTCGTATGAGGATTTGGACGTGGGGAGTGCGCTACGGACGCTTTTAGGGCGGGGTAGGCAGAAAACCGCTTGCACCAGTACCGCTTCGTCGATGGGTTCTTTCAATTGGCGGCTGCGGTAGGTGGCGAGTTGGAGTTGGGCGGATTGCCGCCACGCCCGTGTGCCGGGGTTGTCTTCGATGACACGCCCACCGCCCACGTAGCGCTTGGATCCTTGGGGTTTGGGGTCACCAGCGATGTGGGCGATGAATACCGGCTCGGGCTGGGCACCCAAATACTGACCAAACAAACTTTCGATTTCGGTGTCGGTGGCGCCGGGTAAAAGCCGCTCCCGGATGGCGTCGAAGAATGGATCATGGCTCATGATGCCGCCCCCACTGCTACGAGTTCACCTGAACGCTCTTCTGCCGGGTTTGGATCATGGTTTGGGGTATCGGTGTAGGCGCCCCGGGTTTCGGCCTTCTGCGGGGCTTCTGGGGCGGTTTCTTGGGCAGTTTGACGCCCCAGGATGCCGTCTAGCTTCTCGCGTAAGTGTGCGGGCATGCCCCGGCCAGTGAGTCGTGGCTGGGTCTCTGCTTTCGGTTTCGGCAGCTCGCCAGTATGGTCACAGTGCGCCACCACCGTTTTGCCCGCGGCGCTCTTGACTTCTACGAAGCCTCGTTCATCGCACAAGGGGCAAGCGTGGATAGCTGCTAGATGCGCCTGCTTTTCCGCTACGGCACGCTGCTCGAACCACTGCCGGGACCGCATGCAGTTACGGCACGGGGGCACCTCTTCCCGCGGCAGATAGGCGTGTTTCCGGCACCGCGGGTCGTCAGGGCTCGACCACTCCGCAGGGGTGCCGATCACCTGGTACGCCCGGACGGCAGCAACCACAGCCTGATCCTTCGCGGTCGCGGTTTTCTCACTGGTGGGGTTAAGACAGGCGGGCGGGGTAATGTCAGCACGATCCGTGTCGGACGCCTGGGCGGTCTGATGATCGGGCAGCCCAGCCCACGGATCCTCAAGAACCGGGGCAGGCGCGGGCTCTACCACGGGCTGAGGATCAACCACCACCGGCCGCGGGGCGCCCACCGGCTTCGGCTCTTGAGACTCCGGGGCGGCAGAGTGGCCGACTGCGGCAGCAGGCGCCACCCCTGCGGGGTTTAATTCAATTTCGATTTGAGGGGAGGGGGCGTCGGGCACGGGACAAAGCGCAACAGGGGCTGCTACCGTGGCGCGGGTTTTTCTTTCCCCTTTCTTTTTATAGTTCTCTTTCTCATTCTCTTTCTCGGCAGGTTTTGCTAGCGGCTTGCTAGCTTTTGCTACCTTTTTGCTAGAAACACCCTTTTGAGCTGCGGCTTTAGCAAGCCCACCTTTACGGCCAGCTGCGCGCCGGGCTTCACGCACCGCCTCGATATCCGCGGTGGTCTGCTGGTGCTCCGCGTAGTCGTGGATGAAATAGTCGTTTTCGCCCTCGACCAGTAGGGGGCGTTCGGGGTCGCTGTCTAGGAGCTCTTCGACGATTTCTGGCGTCCACATAGCAAGCGCTAACCGCTTCCTGATTCGCCCATCAGTATGCGTGCGGGCTGACCAAGCGATCATCTCGAGGAAGGCTAGCTTGGCGGCTGGCGATAGTGGAAACACCTTTGGGTTTTCGAAGAAATCGAGAGTGATACGGATAAACAACCGGTCATCTTTGGGGGCGATGGCGGTTTTCGTTGCCATAATGGGTCTCCTTTAGGTGGTGGCAGCTTGCTAGCTTTTGCTAACAACGGTGATAAATGTTCTATTTGTGATTTTTTCTGTGGGGATATGGGGAATTTCAAGCACGATATGTGTTTAAACATGTATAGGGCAAATATTAAGTAATGCCGCCCCTTATGTCAACACACATTGTGCGCATGATAGGGTTAAATGGTGGATAAAAGTAGCATTTTTGGTCAGAATCTCATCTACTACCGGAAGAGGGCCGGATGGTCATTAGCGGAGCTAGGTCGCCAGCTAGAAGGAGCCGGCCATACAATGCACATGACCAATCTCCGGCGTATCGAATCCGGGGAGCGCATACCGCGAATCTGGGAAGCTACTGCCCTAGCCGAAGTGCTAGGCGTTCCAGTGGAAGCTTTCACTATTGACCCCAGCGCTAGCGAAAGCCTGGCAGGAGTTACGGATAAGCTATCGGAACTTACCGACACCACCGAGAAGTTCATAGCAGCCGCTAACGAAGCCCTAAACGCCAGCGAAGCCCTAAGCCGGGCGATTACCGAAGCCGAGCGCGCCGGGGTGCCACCGAAGCTGCTTTTAGAGGCACGAGAGCAACTTCGGGAGTGTGGCGGAATCATGGCGGATAACCGACTAGCAATCCAATAATTGGAAAGTTTGTTCTACTTATTTTTGGTCGGGGTAATCGACGTGCGCTAGTACTGTGAGGATACCGGCGGCTAGCCGGTAGAGCTGATCCCGGGTGATGTGGTGGGCGCCCCGCTTAGTTTCCGTCCTCAGGATGATGTGGTCAGGGCCGCAGTGGTCAACCATCACGAATCCTTGTAGTGCGCCATTTTGTAGCACTAAGAGCCCGTCCCTGTAGCCTTCGTCGTCGAGCCTGCCGTATCCTACGCTGTCTGTTGGCTGGTAGGTTGGGCTGTCGGTCAGAGCCTCGATTGTATTAATGATCGTGTTGATGTCTTGGCGGTCCAAGGGCTCTGCGGGGGCGTATTTTTTGAGCCGACCGATGGCCTCCAGCATCGGCGCTAGGCTATTTGCTGGGGTGTTCATTTTTGTTCCGTTCTCTGGTTTTAAGGTTTTCCGTCTGTAGGAGGATCACTAGGGCCATTCGGGCTAGCTGGTAGAGGTTTTTCTGCGTGATTTTGCAGGTGCCATACTGGCAGTCGTCACTGATGGTGATGGTGATATCGTCGGGTCCTTGATGGCTGATCTCGATAATGTATTTTGATCCTTCTCCGATCCCTGGCAGGTCGGGGAGGAATTCCACCAGCACCCCATAGTCGTCGGGTTTATCTCGGAATTCAGGCTGGTTTCGCATCTCTTGGTAGTCGGTGTCGTCTAGCAGGAAATTTATCCAGCGGGACACCACCCGTAGGTGTTTTTCATCCTCCTCATCCAGGAGGGTTGTTTCCTCCCGGAGATACTTCAGGCTGTCTAGCATTTGCTGGATTGAGGGGTGATCCGTCATTTCGTTGTTCCTTCTTCTTTGTTCCATTTCCAGTGGAATCCGGTGTCGTAGTCGTGGTGGCCGCCGCGGTGCCCGCTGCGCCTGGCGCAAATGTGTATTTGCTGGTGTGGGTGATAGCCGGTGGCTTCCAGCGCGCAGCAGCGGTTAGCCGCCTGGAGGCGTTCGCGTTTCATTTCGAGCCGGAGTTTGTTTTTCTCTTTTTCGTAGAGAGCATCACGGATTTCCGGGTGCTTTATCATAGGTGCCGCCTATTTTTCACCGTGTAGGGCTTGGTTGCCGGCCGGGGTGATAGTGCCGTCCTCGGTGACGTACCCGAGGGCTTCCATGGCCCGTGCCCCAGCCCGCCCGGTCTTTTTGCCTGCGGCGTGCCTGCGGAGGGATCGTAGTGCCAATCGACTTTCGTAGGTAGTAGTGCTCGTAGTCATTCCTATGCTCCTTGTTTCGTCACTGTGACGCCTGTGTCGTTGATATCGAACCGACCGTCAAGAAAACGGCTGATGAAATATTGTTGGCCTTTACCCGTGACTTTCGGCGTTTTGTTGACCGTGATATGCCCATCGGCGTGGGTGATGACCGTTTCTTTGATCTCGAAGAGGCCCAGCTCCATGGCTTTCTGGGTGGGGCTGTTCCAATCAGCGCCACGGCGGGAGGTGAGGAACCCATGGCCTCGTAGCCAGGTGAAGAGCCGGTTAGCGCCAATATCAATACAGTTGCCTTTGAGGATCTTCGCCAAATCCCCTACCAGGATCGAGGTGGTTGATGCGCTCACAGCGTCAGCGAAGATTACCTTGGGCGCGGCTTCTTCCACCCGGGTCTCCAGCGCCAAACGCTGGGCCCGCTCCTCTTTCAGCTGCGTGGCTAGGCGGATAATAAAGTCCGGGTCAGACAGCGCTTGGGCTGTCGCCTCCGGGGTGAGATAACCACCATGCGACCGAATCGCCGGCAAGACTTCTTCTGTCACCCAGTCCTGGAACCTCTCGGCCAAGGCAGCATGAGATTTTAGAATTGCCAGATACAAGCCGGGTTCACTAATGACAGCGAATTTTTGGCTACCACCAAGGGTATCGAGAATCTCGATACCCTTTTGATGGTCACGCACGAACCTCGTAACCTCACCAGTGGTTCGATATCCCAGGGCCTTCGCTACATCAGCGGCAACCCACCAAGGGGCACCGCCACGGGTGACGACCCGCACTTGCGTACCATTAAACGAGAACGGTGTGATTTTGTTATCCATACTATATGGGTTCCTTACTTTGTTATTAATGGGGGCGGTTAGGGCTCAACCCACAAAACCCCTGATATGCTTGGGCTGGCCTGTACATGGCTATCATGAAAGCTGGGGTTCAACTCCGAAAACCCCTGATATGCTTGAAAGCAAGTGTCTGGTTTTACCTCACCGGCTGGGGCTCAACCCACAAAACCCCTGATATGCTTGCCACTGGCCCAAATGCAAGGCCTGGACAAGTAATATCGGGGGTTTTCGCTTTAAAAAACGCAGCAGGCTAGCTAGGGGTTTCCCGGGTTTTCGCTTTACGCCGCCGGCGTTTTTTCGGCGTGTAATAGCGGCCAGCTACTACCCCGTCGACTGGCATTCTTTGGTCTTCCATGCGCTCCAGGTAGCGGCCACACGCCTCCAGCAGCGGGCATTGGCGGCAAAGATACTTTGCCTGCTCATGGCGGGCCAGCATCATTTCTTCTTTCTCCATGTACAGGCGCCCATCCCAAAAAGGGAGGGTAACCTGGTGGCATGGGGCAGTAAGAATACCGTCGGGGGTGAGCGGCCGCTGTTGCCGGCTGGTGGTTTTAGCGGTTGTGGTCATCTCGAATGCGCTTTACCACCCGATCATTTGGTTTTTTATCACCACCATCAGCACCAGTGATTTTCTTCACGCAAACCCCTACCTGGCTATCCCCGTCCAGGTATTCCATCACCGTGGTCATGAACATCACGGTCACCCTGCGGCAGTCGCGGGCGGCCATGTGGGCGCTGAGAGAAACGCCCAGGGCGGTGAGAGAGATAGCGATTGCCACTATCGAGATAACAAGCGTGGGATTCATTTTATGACTCCTTTTCGGTTTGGTTGTTTCGGATGTGGGCTGCCGCATGGATTGCGTAGAGGAACGGGCGATCCAACGACCTGGTTTCTGCATCAAGCTGGCCGAAGGGCACCAAATCGGCATGCTGTGGGTTAGTGGTGGTGCGCCACGCAGCCCACGCATCGTGCACATCTTCCAGCATCGTGTAAATACCTTTAGCACGCATCAGCACCGCGTAAATCAGGAAAAGCGGTGCCGCCTCGGCCGTTGCTTCGAACCCTTCCGGCAGGTTCTCCACAATCAGGGCAGCATCCTCTTCCAAGTAGTTGAGCTTCGTCATTGACTACTCCTTACTTCTGTATTTTTGGGGGTGCCCCATGGCTGAGGAAGACCACGGGGCACCGGGTTCCCGCCCGGCTAGTTAGGCGGGTAGCGCTCATGGCGGGAGTTGAACCCGCGTAAAACCAGGCAATTAGCTTGACCAAACACGAAACCAACAAAGCAAGTGTCTGGTTTTACCTCCCGGAGCATGAACCTGACAGGAGCCCGTTCTAGGCCCCTGGTAGACTTAGCCCTCCCCCCACAAGGGAGGGCATCTTAAGGTGTTTCCACTATCGAGTTCGCTGTACAACACGCCCCACGCTGGGGCCTAGTGCCCTCCGGGGGAATCGAACCCCCACACCCTTTGGGGCGGCCAACCAAGCCAGGGCAACCATTCGCCTATTCGCCTAGCTGGTCTCAGCACCGCGGGCCAGCGAGGCATTCGCCCACATCATCGCCTCCTCCAGACGCTCTAACGCCAGGTTTTTCTCCCTGCTGTCATCAAGCATTGCCTCCAGATTCCTGGCGAAATTCTTAAACTGTCGGCCCACAGCGATCCGCAGCGCCCGGGTTTCATCATCCAAAACCCGATAGTCAAACCTGCGGTCTAACTCCTCATATGGGTCGTAGTACGGGTCAGCGCTATACGGGGTAGTAGACATTCTTTGTTTCCTTTCTGATTAGAGGTTTTAGGAGCGCTCACGCATGAAACCGCGAGCTTGCTGGAGTGCGATTTCGACTGCCTCGTCCATATCGCCGATGACCGCGGTGCCGTATTCCTGAACTATCTGTAGCGTGGTCATGACCGCATCTAGCTCACCACTGCTGTAGAAATCAATCAGCAACGGGGCTTCTTCACGCCCTGGCATTAGGCACCTCCCCCAGCAGCGGCCCGGCAATCATCACTCACCCGGGCAAGATAACTATCTAAATGCTCACGCTCGATCAGGTATGGGGACCGCGGCCGGGCGGTTTTCCGGCTGTAGGGGATCTCTCCACTCAGCAGCAGCACCCGCAGAGTTTGGCGGTGGATTTTCGTATATGCAGCGGCCTCCGGCAGTGTCAACCACTCCCCCTCCCGGCGCGGGCGGCGGCGTTTAGATGCGGGGGTTTTACAGCGGCCCATGCTCACTGCGCTTTCTCTGCTAGTGGTGCGGTGGGGTAGTTTTTCTCCCCACGTAGGCCTTGTTGGAGCCGGTCTAGCACGTCGTCGATGTTCATTTGGTAGGCTTCTAGGGTTTTCCGGGTGGCTTTGTTGCGGTAAACACCCAGGGTGGCCAGCCACATGGTCAGTGTGCGGCGGTCGATTACGTACATGGTTTGCTCCCTGCCGCGCTCGGTCACCAGGGGGATCCGTTCGATTTTCGCCCAGCATGTGAGTTTCAGTCGGTCCTGCTGCGTGGGCTGGTGGATCCCTAAGCTGTTACACACTGATGAGAGTGTGACCCAGATCCGCCCATCAATCAGGGTTGCGTCGACCGTGTTCGGGGTGCCAGGCACTTTCACTTTGAATAAATAATGCATTCGTGTTACACTTCCTTTATCGTTTCTTGTTCCGCCCCGCTGTGAAGCGGGGTTTTTGCTTTTTACTGGGCTTTACGACGGGGCGCTGGTACTTATACTTGGAGTGTGGATATCCCCTTGGTTTCCCTTATCACGGCTACTACTATCAGCGTGGTCAGCCTGGGTGTTGCTGTGGTGAGCCAGTACGATGCGAAGCGCGCCAACCGTCTTGCTGAAATTGCTAACGAAACCGCTAGAGAAAGCTTGGACGCTGCCGAAAGGGCTAACCTGGCTGCAGAACACGCCAACCAGATAGCAGAGGATGCGAACCGCATCAGCGGTAGAGCACTGCAAGCTAGCACTGATAACCTGATCTACGAATGGGGAATCGAGCTCAGCAATAAGACTGGGGTCGGGGTCGCTACTATCACGAATAACAGTCCCCACGACGCAATGCACCTTACCGTTATCGCCGAGTGCGAAGGCCACCCCGTTGGGGCTGTTGAAGCCGAGCGTTTGCCCGGATTCGGCCAGCTGCACCTCAACCTGGCGGAAGGCCTGAAGCAAACACCCGCACGCCATGTCAGTAAGCCTGCTATCAGCAGCCAGGCTATCGTTCTCGGGGGCCGTCAAAACCGGAAAATCGTATTCCATATCCAGTGGCAAACCCCACTTGGTGTGCCTCGAAGCCACATAATCAAGAAGAGCCTGCGCAACAAAAACAGGTAGCATCTCAGGCCCCATCCAAAACAAGGATTTTGTCAGGCCGGGCGCCCAAATCAGCAAGAGCATCTAATACTGCTGGTTTTGGGGCCCGGCTACTCAACGCTTCCCGCCATGTTTTTCGGGTAACTTTGGTTACTTTTTCTAAATCGACCAACGTATGGATGGAATTGCGTCTCTTAACCCGATCAATTTCATCAAGACTGAGCAAGAATTTTCCCATTCTCTCGTCTCCTCCTGTATTCATGGGCATATTTTAGCGCATTATTGAAATAATGCGCAATAATCTTCTCTTAAAACGCGGCTTTTCCAATAGAAATGGCAGCTAATCGCACCTTTGACGGGAATAAAATTACCCACTAGGCTAAGGGTATGACTGGAGAGAAAGAATGGTTCAGCTCAATGGTTCGACGGAAAATATCCACGATTGAATTGGCCGATCTTCTAGGCGTCTCTCGCAGGACCGCTACTAAACGGCTTAGCGAGGGCTTGTCGTCAGACGAGTTGATACTGGTGTCCAGAAAGTTAAATCTTTCTCCTATACACGCCTTAGTTGAGCTTGGAAGGCTCACACATACGGAAGCTTTTGATTATCTGGGTGGAGATGGACTTTTGTTGGATGCAGCAACCCCCGAACAGCTGATTTATAAACTCGCGGAAGACGCTCTTACGCCTCAGGCAAAAATAGAGCTTGGCGCTTACGGCCGAGGGCAGTTAACTCCAACCCCTAATGAACAAGCAACCAAGGCTACCGATACTGACAGCGGCGCCCCTGCTGATGTTTTTGATGATGATGCGATTATTGCCCGGATTAATGCGGGTGTGGAGCGGGTGGCTGCTCAACAGGCGACTCCCCCCATTGAGGAGCATTTCACATAAAAGATTCAAAAGCTGAGGTGTTGTGGTTCAACCTGTAAAACCCCTGATATGCTTGTTACAGCCCTGAAAGCAGGGTTTGAGCAGGCAGTATCGGGGGTTTTTGAGTTGAACCCCAGCTAGTTTAGATATGCGCGATCATGTCTTGCAAGCATATCAGGGGTTTGAGATTTATTACACATATTTTTTCGCCAAAATTTATTGCTTCTGGCATGGTTTTGTTTCATAATTGTTTAAGTCAGTTATCAGTTTGAGGAGCCAATCATGAATGATGCTGAACAACGGCTGGAACATTTATTGCATCAGTTTGATGTTCGTCTTGTCGAGACGGGGGCGCTTACCCCACGCATGAATGCGTGCTGGCATCCCCTGACTCGCACGATCTATGCCCGGCATGGGTTGGACCCGATAACTCGGGTGTGCGCTGTTGCCCATGAACTAGGCCATGCGTATCACAATCATGATTGCTCCACACCGGATAATGAGCGAGAAGCCGACGAATGGGCCGCTAACCAGCTGCTAGATGATGGCCTGGTAGAAGAAGCCGCGTGGGAATGCGATTCCGAGCCCGTGGCCATGGCCGCAGAGCTAGGTGTTACCATGCACCTGCTGCGCACCTGGGAGCGACTCTACCGCGTAGGTCGTACCCGGCATGTGAGCGCATGCGGCCTCAGCCTCAGCTGACCCTGACTCTTATCCCAAGCATTGATCTCCACTATTTGCAAAGGACACCCTGTGAGTATCACGCAAAGCATTGAAACCCTAGCCGCGAAGGTGGGTGTGAGCTGACGACCATGGAGCCCATACTTCTTCAGGCTTCACAGCGTCCGACTGTGAAAGCTGTTGGAACCGAGTTTTATGAAAATATTCGGGTTCCTGAGACCGCTACGTTATTCGAGGTGGTACCGGAGCCGGATAATCCGTATGATCCTAATGCCATTAGCATCCGGTACGGAGGGCAAACCGTTGGATATATTTCCCGAAGTCGCACGGCAACGTACTTGCCGTTTATTAATCGGATTGCGGCTAGTGGGAAAACGGCCATTGTTCAAGGTAGATATAGGCGTGATGAGTATGGGTTCATTAACTTGCACTTGTATCTTCTTGCTACTGACACGGCGATTCCGCCTAACGTACAGTTAGTGCCTAAAGCGTCTTCGTATAGCGTGCCTAACGCTTATCAGGGGGACAGGAAAGGTAAAGTCATTACCCCGCCGAAGCCATCGAAGCCTGCTCCTTCTGCGTATGCCCGACCAGCAGCACTAAGCAAGATTCAACCGGCTAAGGTACCGTCCGGCACGGTAGCGCATACGGCAGTGGTAAAGCCAACTGTTGGTGCGGAAAGCGTTAAGACCGGTAATGAAACCAAGAATAATGATGGTATTAATGGTTCTACACTGCGTAATTTAGCAATCATTATTGGTGTTATTTTATGTGGGCTTGCGTTTTGGGGCCAAGGCAATGATTGGGGTCGGACACTAAATAGTAGTGAGGAGGATACCTCGCTCTCCTATCCAACGTCGTATAGCAATGTTATTTCGACGCTTTCGCCGGAATACAGTAGTCCGAGTAGTGAGCCTTATGACCCTGATCGGATCATGGGGTGGAGTGATAACCGGGCTCGTTATTTGTGCCATGATCGGATTAAGCAGCAGTTAAAATCGCCGTCTACTGCGAAGTTTGAGGGGCTTTTTGATTTCATTGCGGTGCAGAGCGCTGACCATAAGGATTGGATGATTCACGGGCATGTGGATGCCCAGAATGCTTTCGGCGCAACGTTGCGGACGAATTGGACTTGCACAGTGACCCCTATTGATGAGGATAATGCGATGGTGGACGCGACGTTAAGTGAGTATTAAATGGACAAGATGGCGGACATTAATGTGGCGAATCATCCCTGTTTTCATGTTGTGAGCTGCGATGATTGGTGGACACTAGTGTGGACAATGTTGGGCCGGTAATTGGCCTGTAAATTTTTGCGGCCCTTGCTGATTTGGCGAGGGCCCTTTTCGGGAACAAGGAGCAAAAGGGGAACAAAGAATGGCGTCGATTCGTAAATACAAAACAGCGAGGGGGTATGCGTGGCGGGTGCAGTACCGGTCGCCTGATGGGCGGGGCCGCACAAAGCAGGGTTTCCGCACTAAGGCGGAGGCGGAGGCCTGGTCGGCTAAGAACGCTACAGATATTCATGCTGGGCAGTGGGTGGCGCCGAAGAAAACAGCTATCACGGTGGGGGAGCTTGGGGATCGGTGGCTTGCTATGCAAACCCATTTGAAGCCGTCAACCATGCGGACGACTGAGCAGTCATGGCGGGTGCATGTGCGGCCTCGGTGGGGTGAGGTGTCAATCATGGGAGTAAGACCCAGTGATGTGCAGGAATGGGTGGCAGGCATTGATCGTGCGGCTGCCACGGTCCGGCACGCCCACGCCTGCCTGGCCCAAGTGCTGGACCTGGCGGTGCTGGACGGGCTGTTGAAAGCAAACCCGGCGCGGGGTGTGCGGTTACCAAGGCGCGCTAAGTCGAAGAAGGTGTATTTGACGGCGAGCCAGGTGCAGTTTTTAGTGGATCAGTGTAGCCGCTACCAGGAGCTTGTGTGGGTATTGGCGACGACTGGTTTGCGGTGGGGTGAGGCGGTGGCGCTTCGAGTGTGTGATGTGAATGAGGCGAGAGGTCGGCTTAGTATTACTCGTAATGCGGTGACGGTGGGGTATGAAGTGCATGTGGGGACGCCGAAGAATCATGAGCGGCGGACGGTGGCGGTGCCGCGCAGGGTGATGCAGATGCTGGTGCCGTTGATGGAGGGGAAGGCCAGGGATGCGCTGTTGTGGCCTAGGGAGTCGGATGGTGGGTTTATGCGGGTGCCTGGTTATGATGGGTGGTTTTATGGTGCGGTGCAGCGCGCTATGGGGGCTGATGCGGATTTTCCGTGGGTGACGCCACATGGTTTGCGGCATGTGGCGGCGGGGTTGATGGTGGCGTCTGGGGCGAGTGTGAAGGTTGTGCAGCGCCAGTTGGGGCATGCGTCGGCGGCGATGACGTTGGATGTTTATGCGGATCTTTTTGACGGTGATTTGGATGAGGTTGCGCGCGCTATGGATGGGGTTTTGCAGGCGTCGTGGGATTGTCGTGGCGCCTAGGGATATTGTTGGTGTTTTTGCTGGTTGTGGGGTTTTTGGTCGCGGGTTCGAATCCTGCTGGAGGCACG